CTCGGATTAAGAATCGTCTCGGTGAACAGTTCACGCACGTCCTCGAGATCGAGATCGTACTGTAAACAGCACCAACGACCAAAATCGTCATTTGATACCTTAACCTTCTCATTGTGGATAGCTTTTACGATCTTATCTAAAGACATCCCGCTGGTTTTGGTAAACCAGGTTAGGTCCTGCAGTTTGACCATAGACTTATCGTCCTCCATTTCGTACCTCTCGAGGAAGATCCGAGAGAGAAATGGGACGTGTCTACACTCATATGCATATGATAGTGCCTTTCCCGCCATATAAGCAGAATCGGTCACGTCATCATTGATCGTGGCTCGAACGTTGAATCGAACCAGCATTTTTCCCAGAAGGGGGACCATGCACTTGACATCAACATCAGTAAAGATGCGACGACTCAGGAACGTGGCTGCGCCATCAGCGCGCGGTGACTTGGCTTTGAGCACCATCTTGAAATCACATACAGTGCGAACCCACTCATCGAGCACAAACCGTTTCCGGATGCGCGCCAACAAGTCGTCGCCTAACACCAACCCACGAGCCAAAACGGGACACGCTCTTAATTGCGTGATGTTCATCCCTTTCTTGACAGGTGGGCTGTAACTCGCCCCACCGATGACATGCTGTTGGCGGCGAACCGCGACAGCAAACATGGTGGCGTTGTAAAGCGAATTACGGGGTGTTGTTGATGTGGTTCCAGTTGGTAGCTGGAAAGCCATTTTCGCGGAAAAACCAAATCTTTTATTGACAACCGTGTATTTTTCAATGTCGAGTAACAAAGTCCGGAACCATTGTGGCATCCGGAGCTTTGCTAGCCATGCATCATAAAGAAGGGCGACCCTAGACCGTTGCTCTCTGTCATTGCGTGAAAAATCGCCTTCGATCGTCTCAGTTAGTCGGACGTCGTCGAACAAAAATTCGCAAAGAGCTACGTCAGTAGTCTTGTACCCGTACTCTATGAGCACATCGCCTATGGGACACTTTAAAGTGCGCGTCAAGTGGACAGCGCGCTTCATAACTTCTTTCGAAGCGGGACCTGTGGCTGCGTTAAACGGACGGTTCCCTGCATAAATGAGCCTAGGGGCCCATGTGGGATCGTCACGCTTAATAAGACACTCTTGCTTGACAGAGAGGTCTTTGCGGCCGAGGTAGGAGGCGGATGCACCAGGGATTTCCTCGTAGCCATCCTGCATATCGCGGATCTTGGCAGGACTAAAATCAGCTAACCACGCGTTGCGATCAGCTTCATTTTCGTCCCAAAGGTCAAATAGACCGTCCGGTATCTCGTCGATTATCTCCAGCGCCTGTCGAAAAGCTTCATCGTCGATGTCATCGTCCTCACCTTGCATAAAATTAGACCGCTTGTTGAAGGCGGCCATAAAGCTATCAAAGTCATTAGAGGTAACCAATGGTGTGCACATTTCATGTACAGCCCCCAATTGATTGACTGGGTTGGGCGCGTCTTCGTACGAAAACTTGCCTTCCCCCATGTGATGCTCGAG